CGGTTGACTTTACAGCCGCCGTCATAAAGCGTTCTCATACAGCCGGCCTGATAGATATTGCGTGGGCTTGATACGTTCAGCAATTCAATATCCGATTTAACGTCAACCTTGACGGACGAACGACTACCCGACACATCCGAAACACGCCCGGAAAAAATAATGACCGTGCCAACTGGTTCAGGATTGGGCGTAAGGAAATCACGGAAAAAGACACGTTCAATAACCACTCTTGCGCCGTCTAAAGCACCGCCAAGCGCGGCCTCTGCCCATTGCAAGCCCTCAAGTCGATAACTTGGCTCTGCGGCGATTTGCAACGTATTGGAATCAACATCAAGCCCTACCGCCGTTCTTGTCGCACCGCGCTTGATAATCAGCTTGTAAGCCTCGTATTGATTCCCCTGCCATGTAACAGGCTTGTCGAAATTCGTATGACGCAATACTTGCCCATTTGCCAAAGTGATTGTGAATAAATCGGCCATCAGGAACCTGTCCTCGTTATGAAGCAGATTCATTAATTCAGCGCTTGCACTTTTCATAATTTCAAACTCGTTAACTCGATTTTCTTCGCGCTCCACAAATGGCCGATGAAGTTTTCAAAATCCACCGTATCAGACGTGAAGCGGACGCGGAAATAAAAACCGCCTGTCCATGTGATGGGTCTACCGGGCGTTTGCGGCGTGTTCAAAACCAATACGCCGTTATTGTCTATCGCGAAATCACGACCATGCGTTAAAGCAACGCCGCCGACTTTAACCACCGGCACACCTTTGACCGCTAAAACAGGCTCGGTAAAACCGCCGTAATTGCGCACAAGCTGGTATCTCGTTACGCCCTGAACAACATTCCCGATAAGCTGGTCTGTGACCTTGTTATCCGTCGGGTCTTCGTACAAAAAGCTATCGAAACTGCCGCGGCGTTCGTTGAAAAAGCCTGCCAGCTTCTCAAGTTCGTTGATTGAGGCTTTCGTTCTCAATACTTCAAACGACAGCGAGAACTTCCATTGCGGATAAGTGTAATAAGCACTGCGAATCTCACGCCCTGAAGCTGACTTTTGAATATTGGTACTCCAAACAGCCGTTCTTTTTCGCCCCCACTTCAAGCCGGGAAACGTTGGGAAAACTGCGTTACTCATATCAAATAATCCCCTTCGCTTTCAGCAATGCGTTAAATTCGTCTTCTGATAGCTCGCCGCCGCCAAGCATACCAATGGCCTCTGCCTCGTCTGTTTCGCTCTGTACAGGGCTGGACGACGGCTTAATGCCCATGTATGAGGCTACCAAGATATGCACCGGCGGATGGTCGCGCCAATAGTCATTTAAATGCCCAATTCGCGGCAAATCCAAGTTGTCGGCGACATAATCCCACGTCCACCCAGTTGAGGCGCAGACGTGGGCAATCATCGCGCCGAAACTTAAACCGCCGCCTGAGCTTCCCCCGCTTGCGCGGCTTCCTGTTCCTTGCGTTTCAAGCCTGAAACGTCCATCACCGCGGCGAATACTTCGTTCATGTTGCCAATATCAATCAAATCAGCCACTTCTTCGCGCGTCATATCAGGGTAATTGCGGCTCATGGCGGCATAGGCGCAATCGATAACAGTGGAAATCTGTTTTGCGTCTTGCACATTGCCGTCAAATGCACCAATGCGGCTTTGCAACTGTTCCAAAGCTCCCAACGCGATCGGAGGAATAACATATTCAGTGCCGTTCAGTTCAACGGTCACGCCTTTAATTCGTACGGTCATTTTGCTTTCCTTTTTTGGGGTAAATGAAAAAAGGCCGTCATTTCAGACGGCCTGCATTATTACTCTTGAATCCACAACGTACCGACTTTAAAGCCTGCTTCATCGGTTGAGGCAGTAAAGTCAATTTCAGGCACGGAGAAATCATCGTTTTTGGTTGAGAACAAGCCCAACTTACCGCTGGTTACGCTTTCCAGTTCCAACAAGGCTTTTTTGCCTTTGAACTGCGTCAGGTATTTCAGCTTAAACGTCGGCGTGTTACCCATCGCCATATTAGACAGCTCAATTTTCTTGGCTGACGGCATGGTTTGGGTATAGGTAAAGCTTGGAAATACCGTTTTACCTTTGGCACTTTCGTGGAATGTGTAAAGGCCGGTATTTGATACCGTGTATTGCCCTGCTACCGGGTTGCTGGCTACTTTGATATAAGCCGTGCCGTCCTCGCCCATCACGCCAGCGTCTTCAACGAACGTGCCGCCATTGGGCGCGGTTGCCTGAACAGTGTACGCACCAGAAGCAGGCACGGCTTTGCCAGTAGTATCAGCAAACAGGGCTTTCATCGTTCCGGTCGCAAACTCCGCACCGAAGAACAAAGTATTCAGTGTCAAGCCGTTGATTAACGCGCCCTTGAATTTGCCCGAAACTTTGACCTTACCTTGTGCCACAGCCAGCGCAAAGCGGTTTTGACCGTAGAACTCTTTTAGTTCCGCCGATAAATCGACAGACATTTCCTGCAAGCCCATGATTCGCACGGGCGTTGCGTTTTGCACACGGTTGCCGTAAGCATCCGTAATCATTTCGGCGAAAACCTCGCCACTACCAAACGTCAACTGCATGACATTTCCTTTCTAATCGCCGACTAAGCGGCGCAAATCATAATCGGGATAATACAGACGGCCTGATTACCAAGCGTTCCCTCGTCTGTTTCTACTGTACCTTCAACGCGGCAATACTCAACGTCCGCGCCATCGACCACTAAAGCCGTCTTCCCCGTGATTGGGTGTACAGCGTTCACGGCGTTACACACCGCGTCAATCAGTGGATTCATAATGGGCGCCGGCGGCTCGCCTGCCGTCTTAACATACAGATACACGTCAACGCGCAACAGCCATTTTGTCTCCTGCCCGGTTGTTGTTACCGCCTGCATATCGCCCTGAGCCATAAATAACGCTGGTTGGTCATAGCCCTTTACGTCATTCCAGTGCAACAGTTTGCGGCTTTTGGTCGTAAAACCGTCTAACGCCTCAAGCTTTGCCCACAGCGCGGAATAAATCGCTTCACGATTCATCGTAATGCCCCCTCAATGGATTTTTGCAAATCGGCCTCAATATCCGGCTTCATATCGCGCAAAGCCGACCGCAAAAACGACCGTTCAGGCAGTTTCACATTGCGAGAATGGGCGCGGATTTGAACATAACACGGCGATTTCAACGGCCTGCCGAAAGCCTGACGTATCTGCCTCATTGAGGCTTTAACGTTGACTGTTCCGGCAAAGCCATATTCATGCGCCACGCCGTATCGGACATTCGTGTTGACCTCGCCAACAACCAAACCGTCTGAACTGGTCACTTGCTGATGTATTGAGCGGCGAAGATTGCCAGTCCGTACATTCAACACCTGCCCAGACAGGCGGTTTTGCATGACTTCACGTTGCAACTTCAAAACCGACCGACCGATAGACTTTTCAACCGCCGACTGTACGCCGTCAGAATAAGCTTTCAAGACGGCCGCTATCGCATCGCCGCCAATAAACTCAACATTCAGCATTTCAGACGGCCTTTCGCTTGTATTCCGTCAAGATGGCATACGCAGACGGAGGGATACCGCCCGACTGACCAAAGCTTGAAAAGGATATCGTCTCCCCTGCAAGGCTTTTACTCTGAACGCCCTTGTTCTCGATTTCGTTCAAGCGTTGCGTGGCGATAATCAAAACAGCCTCCTGAATATCGGCAGGCATGGTTTCATAGCCGGCACGGTACGACACTTCAACGTTACGGATTCCCTGCGCAAAACAGGCATGGCGAATCAACAGCCAGTTATCAAAGTCCCAGTCATCTACCGCGCGGCCGTTGATTTTTACGGACGACACGGAAATGACAGGCCATTGTTCCAGCACAAGGCGATTCTTGCCGTTGCCGTTGTATCGCTCGACATAATCCGCCGCTTCGAGTTTGCGCCCGATAAAAGCCTCAACCGCCGCCGACACACCATCAAGCAGGGTCTGAAAATATCCATCCTGCTTGTCATGGGTAACGCCAAGCCGTTGCTTGAGCAAATCAAGAGAAACAAGGGCGGTCATCGTTATTCAGCCTTTTCAGCTTCGTCGGTTTGCTCGGCTTCAGCCTGTTCGGCTAGCTGTTCTGCTGGCTGCTCGGCTTTGGCTTTACGGCCGCGCTTACCTTTTTCAGGCTCTTCAGCTTCAACAGGCTGTTCAGTTTCGGCGGTCTCTTCAACCACATTGCCAAAACCGAACTGATACAGGAATTGCGCCGCTTCAGCAGGCACTTCAACAATGCCGTTTTCGTCCACTTCGTAGCTTTGGCTACCAAAGGAAACATCGGTAAAGCCTTCAGGGGCTTGTAATTTAACCATTTCAGTCATTTCAAAATCTCCAAAAGAAAGAGGCCGTCCGAAGTTCAGACGGCCTGATTAAGCTTAACCCACGTTAGTAATCATACCAAAAGCAGGCATGAACATACCTTGCAACACTTCGTCCGCATAGACACCGTATTCGTACATACGGGTACGCAGCGGCCATTCGATTTGGTAATACTCTTGGCGTGTGCGTACTTGCAACAAGTTACCAATACCTTGAACGTAAGCAGGCAGACGGCTTGAGTAGAACAGGTAAGTACCAGCAGGCAAGTTTGGGTGAACCACGATGTTCAGTTCGTCGCCTGTGATTTTATTCAGGTACGAACCAACAACCACACCAGCTTTAATGTTTGCGGTGTTGTTCACGTCCACATTCAGCTTAATCAGCGGTGCGCCTCCGTTGCCGATAATCAGCTTAGTCAAAGAGGCTAAATCGCGTGCATTGACGTAGATTGTGTCAGGGGACAGGCGATATTTAGAGTAGAAGTTTGCGAAGGCTTCTTCAAACTCATACACGCCGCCTGCGTTATCCGAGGTCAGGCCGCTTCCTTTGTTATCAGCCCAATACGCGCCGGAATCAGGCAGGGCGATTTGGGTCAACAGGCCGTCAAATTCCAAAATGGAAGTGGAATTGTCTTCAGACGGCAAAGAAGCAGCGGTTTGAGTGCCTTCAGCGTCAGCCAA